ATTGGGCCGTGGTGCGCGACGTGGTCTGCCTCGAGCAGACCCTCGTCGAGGCCGGCCGTTCCATCGGCTACGGGAAGGAGGAGGTCGCATCGGCCGTCGCGCTTGATCGTCTTCGACGCGGCCTCGCGGCGCTGGCGGAGCTGTGGGGGTTCTCGCCGCCGCCCAGGCCGTTCACGTCCGCCCCGTCGGTCGACGCCGTGGAAACGGCGCGGGCGGCTTGAGCCCATCTGGTCGAGTTCCACGTTTGTTCTATCTCGCCTCGTCGGTGAGGGAGGACGGCGATGGTTCGTAGGATGAAGCGGCACATGCCGCCCGGTGCGGTGGAGGACTTTCTCGACGAGGCCGGAAAGCTGCGGCATGCCGCCACCGAGCTGCTGGCACGGGCGCCAGTCCGCGGGCCCTTGTACCTTTCCCTGGAGGGCATCCTTGGCGCGATCGACTCCGTGGCGGAGATCGTGAAGGGAGACCGGCGACACTTCCACGAGAAGGGCATCGCCTCCGCATGGAACCGACCGCCGGATTGACAGCCCGCGGGCTGAACCTGTAACTTTAGGCGGAATGCAGACATGCGCCCCGGACCGGAGACGGTCGCGGGGCGCTGTCGTTTCCGGCCTCTGCGCCTCTCCCCCGAGACCTCCATGCCACTGCTCAGCGCCCACGCTGCCGCGCTCGACGCGGTGGCGCGCAATCTCGCGCGCGTTCCCTCCCTGGCGGGCCAACCCGAAGCCCACTGCATCGCCGTCGACGAGGCGCGGCGCGAGCTGACCCGTCTCGCCGGCCGGATGCGCCACGGGCTGATGCCCGAGAGCGCGAACGACGAGGAGCCGAAGTGCCTGCCGGCCGTCGTCGTGCATGGTCACAGCCAGGTCATCGTGTCCGTCGCCCGCGGTCCCCGCGGGGACGTCGTCACCGCATCCGCTCGACGCCGATGATCCTGCCCCGAGCGCAGGCAGAGGCTATGAAGGCCGAAGCCCAAAAGCGCTTCCATGAGGGGCGTGCTGCCGCACTTCGTGCCGATGCTCTGACGCTCCGCGTCATGGTCGAGGCGCTCGAGCTACGCGCCGGCGATGAAGAGGCGCTGGCCAGGCAGGCGGCGATCGAACTTGAGCTGGCAGCGGCTGTCAGGTCCGCTCCACTATCCTGCCTCCGCAGCGCAGGGCGCCGACGTCCCCATGAGGATGACGGGCACGACTTCGCCGGCGTGTGCTTCCGCGGCACGGCCGAAGAGCCCGTGATGGAGTTCAACTAGGGCGATTTCCTAGTTCCCAAGAGAATTAGTAATCGGGCCCAAGGCGCCCGAAATAGCATAGCAAAAGCAGAGGGTTACGGGTGGCTGCGAGTAGCAATCGCGCCCGTCGCGCTCTGCGTAGGAATGCTGTCCAGGCGGCACAGCGGAACGAGGTCCGCACGCTCGCCGTCGGCTACCTGCGGGTGTCGACGGAGGAGCAGGCGCAGAGCGGCTTCGGCCTCGAGGCGCAGGACGAGGCGGTCCGCGCCTTCGCTCGAGCCGTCGGGCTCGAGCTGGTCGACGTCATCTCCGACCCCGGCGTCTCCGGCACGGTCCGGCCCGCCGACCGGCCGGGCTTCGCCCGCATCCTCCAGCTCGCCGCCGAGCGCCGTTTCAGCGTGCTCCTGGTGAAGCGGTTCGACCGCGTCGCCCGCTCGATCGCGCTGGCGGTCTCGACCTCGACCGAGCTGGACACCGAGCACGGCGTCACGATCCGCAGCGTCACGGAGTCGATCGACACCGGGTCGCCGGCGGGCAAGATGATCTTCGGGGTGCTCTCGGCCATGGCCGAGGCCGAGCGCGACGCCATCGTCGACCGCACCAAGGGCGGACGCCAGACCAAGGCGAGCCAGGGCGGCTTCGCCGGCGGCCGCATCCCCTACGGCTACCTGTCCGACGGCAAGGGCGGCCTCGTCATCGATGAGAGCCGCCGGGCCGTCGTCGAGCGGATCTTCGCCGAGAACGGCCGGGGCGCCACGCTGCAGGCGATCGCCGACGGCTTGAACCGCGACGGCATCCCGTCGCCGCGAGGCGGCCGCTGGTGGCCGTCCAACGTGAGCTACCTGCTCAACAACCAGGTCTACGCGGGCCGCGTCGAGTACGTCTTCGTCTCGGCCGGCGTCGCGACCCACGTCAACCGGCCCGGCGACCATGCGCGCCTGATCCGGTGATCCCCTGAACCTCTGATCACCGGAGCTGCCATGCGATCGGCTGCCGACGTTGTCGCGACCTTCGTCCAGGAGGTCCGCGGGCCTGGGCTGTTCGTGCCGGAGTGTGAAGCCCGGCTCGCCGAGTTTCAGACCCTGGCGAAGGCCATGCCGAAATACTCGCTCGAGCGAGCCGTAGCCATGGCCTGCGCAGGCTGGCTGCTCCTCCACCGGACCTACGCGAAGACGCTCCGCTCCACCACGTCCGGCAACGCACCGGCTGCAGTACAGGCCTTTCGCCTGTGAACGCCGATGTTCCCGCCTTCATCGAGCGGCCCGAGATCGCCGACGTTTACGAGGATCCGGGCGAGGCGATCCTCAAGGCCCGCAGCCTGCCCTGCGTGTGCCCCCAGCAGGAATGCGGGGCCAGGGCGGTGACCACCGACTACAGCGTCGCCCGCCGCCTCGTCATCGAGCGCGTCACCTGCGATCGCTGCCCCAGGACCTGGACGCGGGTGAACTGCCGGTGAGCACGGCGGCCCCGTCGATCGAGAACTATCTCGACCGGGTGCGCGCCCACCTGGCGACGCTCGGCGCTCCGGAAGCGCGCGCCGCCTTCCTCGAGCGCTGCCGCGATACCGTCGACGAGCGCTTCGCCCGAGGCGATGTCGGCCGCGGCGTCGCCGGCGCGTTCCTGATGGGCGAGATCGTCCAGACGCTCGAGGAGCTGCTCGCCGTTGCGCGGAACGAGCTGTTCGTTGCGCGCCGGGCGCCGGATGTTGCGTGCTGATGTTCCGCGGCTGGTACCGCAGGTTCGTCCGGCAGCTCTGCCGGGCGCTCGCAAACGGAGGCCGATCGGCCTAGAGTGATCTCGCTCTGAAAAGAGGCGGGAGCCGGGGTGGTCGTAACACCCCGAACCGCGAGGTGGTGCCCTCGCATGACCGTTGCCGGCCGGACTTTCGGCCACCCCGCCACCCCTCGAGGGGCGGGACAGCTTTAGCAGCAGGTTATGCCCGAACACCATTCCGCGGCGGCCATGGTGCCGCCGATCGGCGTCGTCGCTCCCGGCGCGCCGTTGAGCCCCGTGTCGAGCGATCGGCACGGGGCTTTGCTTTCCGGCTTCCGCGAGGTGGTCCGGATCGGCTCCGCTACCCTTGTGCGGGCCGACAGCATGGAGGTCCTGGAGGCGCTCGAGCCCGGCTCGATCGGCGCCGTGCTCTGCGACCCGCCCTACTCGAGCGGCGGCCTTCACGCCGGCGAGCGCGCCAGAGCGCCGAGCCAGAAGTACCAGGGCAGCGAGCACCGGCACCTCTACGCCGAGTTCGCCGGCGATTGTCGGGACCAGCGCTCGTTCCTGGCCTGGTCGGCCATGTGGATGGCGAGGGCCCGCCACGCGGTCGTGCCGGGCGGCATCTGCGCCGCCTTCACGGACTGGCGCCAGCTCCCCATCAGCACCGACGCCATCCAGGTCGCGGGCTGGACCTGGCGGGGCATCGTCCCCTGGGACAAGACGGAGTGCGTGAGGCCGATCGTCGGGCGCTACCGCAACCAGGCCGAGTTCCTGGTGTGGGGCACGAACGGGCATCGCCCGCTGGCGGGCAAGGTCGCGCCCGGCGCGTATCGCCAGGCCGTGCCGAAGACCAAGCTCCACATGACGGCTAAGCCGGTGGAGCTGATGGAGCGGCTCCTCTCGATCGTCGACGGTCCGGTCCTCGACCCGTTCATGGGCTCGGCGCCGATCGGCGTGGCCTGCGCGAACCTGGGCCTGCCGTACATCGGGGTGGAGTTCTCGGCCCACTACTTCGACGTGGCCTGCCGCCGGCTCGAGGCGCACCACGCGCAGCGCGCAGCATGAGGGAACGGCGGCCGTGCTCTACGCCTCGGCCGCCAGCCGCCCGTGGAAGGGCTGGTACAGCCTCGCGGCCTGGCGCCGGCGCCGGGCTGCGCAGCTCGAGGCGCACCCGCTGTGCCAGCGGTGCGAGCGCATCGGGCAGGTAGTGCCTGCCACGGTGGCCGACCACGTCGAGCCGCACCGTGGCGACCATGACAAGTTCTGGCACGGGCTGTTGCAGTCGCTCTGCAAGCCCTGCCACGACCGCGACAAGCAACGCGAAGAGAACGGCGGCAGAGCCATCGCAGCCGTTGGCGCGGATGGCTGGCCCATCTGAGCGTCATCTCAGCGGCAGGGGGTAGGGGGGTCTAAAAGCCTGGAGGGCAGGCCCCCGCTGACCGGTTGTTGCCCTTTCCGTGCAACGACCCGAAATTGGATGGGGGGGGGTTCGCGGGCCCTCCGCGCTCGTTCCAGGACATCGGTGTGGCGCCTTCCGCGCTCCGCTCGCCGCGTTCGGCCCGTGCGATGGACCGCCGGCACTCCGAGGCGGTCCTGGCGCTCCACACGGCCCGGGAGGCGCTAGAGCCCTGGGGTCGGGGCGCGCACGTCTTCGGCACCAACAAGGGCCAGTTCTCGTCCATCGACCTTGCCACGGCCGTGCTCGAGCGGACCGGCCCGGCCGAGGTCTCGGTATGGACCTGGTGCATCGCCGAATACGAGGTCCAGGCCGTCACCGCGTTCCTAGTCGACGAGCGCATCACGGGCTTCCGCCTGGTGATGGATTGGGCGGGCGCGCAGCGCGACATGCCCTTGGTCGCTGAGATGCAGGAGCGCTTCGGCGTCGATTGCATCCGGGTCACGAAGACCCACGCCAAGATCGTGACGATGTCCACGCCCTGTGGCTGGCGGGTGGTGGTGCGCGGGTCGATGAACCTGAACGCCAACCGCCGCTTCGAGCAGTTCGACGTGTCGGACGATCCGGCCGTCTACGGCGTGGTTCGCGCGCTCGAGGACGAGTTGTGGCAGCGGGGCAAGCCGCTGCCGATCGCCGCCATGAAGCACGGCGAAGCGACGGCCCTGCTTGGCATCGGCGAGGAACAGGCTGCGGCCCCGAGCTGGGCGCCGGCGGCGAAACGCTGGTGGTGAGATGCGCGGACGCAAGCCCATCCCGCTCGAGATGAGGCTGGCGAGCCAGGGCATCGGCGAAGCGGCCGCGGAGGCCCTGGATCTCGCGAAGGTCCTGGGCGAACCGGAGATGCCGCCAGGGTTCGACGCCGAGCACGCCTCGGAGTGGGACGCCGTCATCACCGATCTGCGGGAGTGCAACACGCTCTCCCGCGAGATCGGCGCCACCGTCGAAGTCTACGTCCGGAACCTGGTGCGTATGCGCAAGGCAGAGGCGCACATCGCCGAGCACGGCGAGGTGGTGCCGGCGCCCCGCACGGGCGTGCCGATGTACAACCCCTACCTCGCCGTCGCGAACCGGGCGGCGAAGGAAGTCCGGAGCGCGGCCGCCGAGCTGGGGCTCACCCCATCGTCCCGCGGGCGGGTGACGAAGATCAAGCCGCCCGAGAAGGAAGACGATGGCTTCGGTCTATAGCGTCGCGGAGCTGATCCGGGAGCGCGTGGACCCCGAGCACGATCCGGTCACCGGCTGGGCCCAGGCGGTGCTCACCGGCGAGGTGATCCAGGGCCCGCACGTCCGCAACGCCTGCCGTCGCCACCTCCAGGATCTCCGCGACGGTCCAGGCCGTGGTCTCACCTGGGATCTGGCGGCCGCAAAGCGCGGGATCGGCTTCGGCCCCGGCGTCTGCCGCCTCAACGGCGGCCAATTCGAGGGCCGTCCCTTCGTCCTCCAGCCGAGCCAGGCGTTCAAGTCGGGCTCGATTATCGGATGGAAGCGGGCCGACGGCACCCGCCGGTTCCGGCGCGCCTACATCGAGGAGGGCAAGGGCAACGGGAAGTCGCCCTGGGCGGCCAAGATGGGGATGTACGGCCTCGCCGCAGACGGCGAGAAGCGGGCGGAGATCTACGCCGCCGCGTCGAAGAAGGATCAGGCCTTCGTCCTGTTCCGCGACGCGGTCGCCATGGTCGACCTGTCGCCGAAGCTCTCCGCGGCGATCACCAAGAGCGGCCTCAACCCGGTCTGGAACCTGGCGCACGGGAAGTCGGCGAGCTTCATGCGGCCGATCTCCTCGGAGGACGGGCAGTCCGGCCCGCGCCCGCACTTCGCCCTCTGTGACGAGGTCCACGAGCACCGCGACGGCCGCGTCCTGGAGATGCTCGAGCGCGGCTTCAAGTTCCGCCGCCAGCCCCTGCTGGTGATGATCACCAACAGCGGCACCGACCGCAACTCGGTCTGTTGGGAGGAGCATCAGCACGCCGTGCGGGTCGCCGCCGGCACCCGCGAGCCCGACGCGGCCTTCACCTATGTCGGCGAGGTCATCGACGACACCACGTTTTCCTTCGTCTGCGCCCTCGATCCAGGCGACGATCCGCTCACGGACCCGAGCTGCTGGCCCAAGGCGAACCCGCTCCTCGGCGTCACCATCAGCGAGGAGTATCTCGCCGGCGTCGTCGACCAGGCGCGGCAGATGCCGGGCAAGCTCAACGGCATCCTGCGCCTCCATTTCTGCGTCTGGACGGACGCCGAGAAGGCCTGGATGGGCCGCGAGGCGCTCGAGGCGGTCCTCGCGGACTTCGACCCGGCCGAGGAGCATGCCGGGCACGAGGTGTTCGGCGGCCTCGACCTCTCCGCCTCGAAGGACATGACGGCGAAGGCCTATTGCGCCCGGTCCGGCACCACGGCGGACGGTCGGCCGACCTACGATGCCTGGGTCGAGGCCTGGACGCCCGGCGATACCCTGGCGGCTCGCGCCCTGGCCGACAAGGCCCCCTACGAGGTCTGGGAGCGAGACGGCTGGCTCCAGGCGGTGCCGGGCAAGCTGATCCGGCTCGACTTCGTGGCGGCCAGCCTCGCGCAGGACGCCGCGACCTACCTGATCGAGGCGTTCGCCTACGATCGGCACACCTTCAAGCGGTTCGAGGAGGAGTGCGACGCGCTCAACCTCGAGGTCAATTTCGTCGAGCACCCGCAGGGCGGCAAGCGCCGGGCCCGGCCGACGGAGGCACAGCTCGAGGCGGCCGAACAGGACGGCCGCGACCCGCCCCAGGGGCTTTGGATGCCCGGCTCGATCCGCGAGCTGGAGTCGCTCATCCTGGAGGGCCGCATCCGCCTGCGCCGCTCGCCGGTGCTGATCTCGGCCATGATGTCGGCCGTCATCACCACCGACGCCTTCGACAACGGCTGGTTCGAGAAGCGCAAGGCGACGAACCGCATCGACGCGCTGGTCGCCCTCGCCATGGCGGTGGGCGCCGCGACGCAGAACGCGCCGGTGGACGACACCCCAGGCGGCATCCTGATCCTCTGAGGCCCCGCCCATGCAGGTAGTCCCGCGCATCCCGCTCGGCGGCGCTTCGGCGTCGCCGGCGGCCGCGCCGCCCCGCGCCATGGTCCAGGAGACCAACCTCGGCGATCTCACGTCGGAGGCGCTGGCCGAGTTCATGCGCGCCGGCGCGACGAGCGCCAGCGGAGAGACCGTCACCCCGCAGACGGCACTCAAGACCGCGACGGTGTTCCGGTGCGTCAGCCTGATCTCTGGCGCCGTCGCGACCCTGCCGCTGGACCTCAAGCGCCGGGTGGACGCGCGCACTCGTCAGGACGCCGACGATCACCCCCTGTGGGAGGTGCTGCGCCGGCGGCCGAACGCTTGGCAGACGCCGAGCCAGTTCCGCCGGTACATGCAGGCCTGCGTGCTCCTGCGGGGCAAGGCCTTCGCGCAGATCGTGCGCCTGGGCCGCCGCATAATCGCCCTGCACCCCCTGGACCCCGACCGGGTCCAGGTGATCCAGGACCGAAGCACCCTCAAGCTCTCCTTCCGCTACACGCGGGCGAACGGCTCGACGGTCGATTTCCCGCAGTCGGACGTGTTCTACCTCTGCGGGCTGACCCTCGACGGGGTGAACGGCGTCTCGGTGCTCACCTACGCCCGCGAGACCATCGGCGAGGCGCTGGCCACCGCGAAGCACGCCTCGACCATGTTCCGCAACGGCACCTCGATCGGCGGGGTGCTTCAGGCGAAGGGCAAGCTCGGCCCCGAAGGCGTCCAGGCGCTTCGGGACTCCCTGGAGGCCTATCGCGGGGCCGAGAACGCCCACAAGAACCTCATCCTGCAAGACGGGATGACCTATGACCGGCTCGGCCTGAACAACGTCGACGCTCAGTTCATCCAGAGCCGCGAGTTTTCGCAGTACGAGGTCGCCCAATTCTTCGGCGTGCCCCCACACATGCTCGGGCTCACCTCGAAGGCGACCAGCTTCGGCAACGGCCTGGAGAACATGGGCCGGGGCTTCGTGGCCTACACCCTCCAAGACTCGCTCACGATGTGGACCGAGGCCATCGAGCGGGACCTGACGCCAGGCGAGCCGGACCTCTACGCCCGGTTCAACATCAACGCGCTGGTGCGGGGCGACATCAAGACCCGCTACGCGGCCTACGCCGTCGGCCGCCAATGGGGCTGGCTTTCCGCGAACGATGTCCGCGCCCTCGAGGACGAGGACGCGATCGAGGGCGGCGACATCTACCAGGTCGCGCTGAACATGGCGCCCGCTACCGCCGACGAGCCCGACGAGCACGATCCTCCGGAGGATAACCATGACCGCGAGCGGTAGGCGCGTGGTGCTGATCGACGGCGCCGCGGCGGCAGCAGCGCGTGGCCTTCGCGTCCTGGCGCGGGAGCGCCCAGGCCGGATCAAGCTGCCGGGTAAGGTCGACGTGGCCGCCCTGTCGAAGCCGGAGGTCTACGACCGCTGGAACCCGGCGATCCGCGCGGCCGAGTCGGGCCCGAACGTGATCCGCATGTTCGACGTCATCGGCCGGGACTACTGGAGCGACCACGCGGTCACGCTCGAGAGCGTCGACCAGGCGCTCACCGGCTTCGGCTCGGCCGACGTGGAGATCCACATCAACAGCCCCGGCGGGGACATGTTCGAGGGGATCGCCATCTACAACCGCCTCCTCCAGCACCCCGGCAAGGTGACGGTGAAGGTGTTCGGGCTCGCAGCGTCGGCCGCCTCGATCATCGCCATGGCCGGCGAGGACATCCAGATCGGCGCGGCCGCCTTCATCATGATCCACAACTGCTGGGTCGTGGCCGTCGGCAACCGGCACGACTTCGCCGAGACGGCCGCCTTCCTCGAGCCCTTCGACGCCGCCATGGTCGGCGTCTACGCGGCCCGCACCGGCTCCGACGAGGCGGCGATCGCCGGGTGGATGGACGCCGAGACGTACATGGGCGCCGATCTGGCGGTAGAGCGCGGCTTCGCCGACGGCGTCATGGGCGCCGACGCCTCCGTCCTCGACGAGGAGGCCGGCGCCTCCGCCCGGGCGGGCAACGCCGTCCGCAAGATGGAGCTGGCCCTCTGCCGCTCCATGCC